GCTTCTTTTGATGAAGAAGTTTACACAAACAACGTCACAATCGGTTCTGTAGCTGGTGACGCTTTAGACGGCGGTAAGATTGCTAAGGCTATCTACGCTGCTCTTGAAGAGTTCGACAAGAAAGATATCACAGGTTCTAAAGTTTGTGTCTTACCACCAGAGCAGTATTACTCTCTATTCGGTGCAGACCAATCAGTAAACAACCTTGCACACATGAACCGTGATGTAGGTGGTTCTGGTTCTATCGCTTCTGGCGCTGTACCTATGATTGGTGGCGTTAAGATTATGATGTCTAACCACATTCCTACAGCTGACGAGTCTAGCACTTCTGCTACTCCAGTTCCTTTAACTTCTAGCCGTTCTGGTGCTTATAAAGCTGACTTCAGCTCTGTACGTGGTCTTATCTTCGCTGAAGATGCTGCTGCTACAGTTAAATTACTCGACCTTGGTGTTGAGTCTGAGTACCAAATTGACCGTCAAGGTACAATTATGGTTGCCAAGTACGCAATGGGCCACAATGTTTTACGCCCTGCATGTGCTATCAGCTTGAACGTAGCATAAGTTCAAATTTGGGGAGTCCTTCGGGATTCCCCTTTTTTTTGTTTTTGGAGATTTTATGGCTACCCCAAGAAAAGGTAAGGCTCGTTTAAAGATAACAGCCTCTGGCAAAAGAGTTTCTTACGGACAGAAAGGTGCGAGTGTAAAACCTGGGACAAGTAAGGGTGACTCTTACTGCGCTAGGTCAGCAGCTCAGTTACGTAAATTTAAAAAAGCTGGCTCAAACCCTAACTCCCCGCTGAGATTGTCTCGTAAACGCTGGAAGTGTTCAGGGTCTAAATCAAGACGTTAATAGGAACTAAAGATGACCCCTAATACTACATTAGAAGCTGTCAACATAATGCTATCGGCAATCGGTGAAGCTCCAGTAAACCGTTTGTCCTCTGGTCTTGTTGAAGCAGAGCAGGCCGAAACTACGCTTGCACAGACCAGCCGTTCAGTACAGGCAGAAGGATGGCACTATAACCGTGAGACAGGTGTAAAGATTGCACCTAATCTAAACGGTGATGTTGTTCTGGCTACCAACACTATAAGGGCTGACCAAACTTACAACTCTGACTCTTCAATCGATTTAGTCCAACGTGGAACTAAAATGTATGACAGAGTAGGCCACACATACAACGTAGGCAAAGAAGTAAGTTTAGATATTACATACGAATTAGAATTTGAAGAATTACCCTCAGTTGCTCGTAGATACATTACAATCAAAGCAGCTCGTGTCCTACAAGACAGTATCGTAGGAGCAGGTGATTTACACACATTCCATACTAACGATGAAACACAAGCCCTCTTTGAAATGAAGGCATTTGAGAATGAAATGGCAGATTACAACATTGGTGACAGCTACGATGTCTACCGCGTAATTGACCGTATTGGAACTAAGAGGACTTACTAATGCCTTTAATCAGTGCTTCAATACCAAACTTAATTAATGGTGTTTCCCAACAGCCTCCATCACTACGGCTAAAAACCCAAGGTGAAGAGCAGTTAAACGCTGTGTCCTCAGTTGTTTCGGGATTGTCTAAGCGACCTGGCACTGAGCATTTAAAACTATTAAATGATGCAGGTAATGTCTTACAGAACATATCTAACATAGACACTGCTTTCATTCATACTGTTAGGCGTGACAACGAAACATTAAACACACTAATAGTAACGAATGACGGTACTACTGCATATACTTACATGTTCGACAAAGTAGGCAACCCTTTAACGCTAGGGGGAACAGCTACTTATCTTAATTCAGCTACTAATCCTAAAGCGGATTTATCGGCTGTAACGATTGCGGATTATACGTATATACTTAATAAGAAGAAAGTGGTAGCGATTGACCCCGCTCTTTCTCCTCTGCCTTCCACAGATGTTAATAGACGCTATGAAGCGCTTATCTATGTGAAGCAGGGGGACTATAGGTCTACCTACACAATTAAGGCACGTAGAACAGGTAACTCTTGGAATAGCCAAAGTTACACCACAGGTTATTCTTCAAATGGTAGTACCTCGGCTACACAAGCTGCTGAGAACACTGTTAAAACTGATACCATTGCTAGTGAATTATTTAACATCTCACTGCCTTCAGGCATCAATAAAACTCGTTATAATAACGTAATACATTTGTATTCGGATACTGACTTTGAGGTCGAGGTAGAAGATTCACGGGGTAACACTCACGTACTTGCCTTCAAAGAAGAAACAGGTGATTTTAAAGGTCTGCCTAAACATGGCCCTGAAGACTTTACTATTAAGATTGCAGGGGACAATGAAGAGGCTCAAGATGATTACTACGTTAAGCTAATCTCTGACAGCGTAGGTACAGGCTTATGGAAAGAAACAATCAAACCTGAGATTACATACCAGTTTGATACATCTACCATGCCTCACCAGATACGCAGGACAGGTAATACTGCATACACTTTTGAAGTGATGCCTTGGGAAGAACGTAAGGTAGGCGATGATGACTCAAACCCATTCCCTAGCTTTGCTACAGATGGCTTAACGCTAACTGATATCTTCTTCCACAGAAACCGTTTAGGTATGCTGTATGATGAAAACATTATCTTATCAGAGTCAGGTGAGTTTGAAACGTATAACTTATTCAGACGTACTGTACTGACAGTAGTTGATAGTGACCCTATTGATATTGCAGTCTCAAACAACCAAGTATCTATCCTAAAACATGCTGTACCTTTTGCAGAGAGCTTGTTGCTCTTCTCAGAACAAACACAGTTTAAACTTACAGCTATTGACTTGCTTACTCCTGAAACGGCTACCATCGATGTAACCACACAGTTTGAAGCTAGTCTTAAAGCTAAACCTGTAGGTGCAGGTAAATATGTCTTCTTCCCCGTTAAGCGTGGTAAGTGGGCAGGTATCCGTGAATACTTCGTAGAAGACCAAGCGGAAACTAATGATGCCGTAGATGTAACAGCTCATATACCTCAGTACATTGAGGGAGAAATTACAGCACTAACAGCAAGTACAAACGAAGATACCATACTATGTACAACAGAAGAACAGCCTAAGACTGTCTACGTCTATAACTACTACTGGCAAGATAAGCAGAAGCTTCAAGCTAGTTGGGGTAAGTGGACGTTTGAGGGACAGGTACTTAACCTAGCCTTTAACAAGTCTGACATCTTGGTTCTTCTTAAGTATGATAATGGTGATGTTGCTCTTGAAAAGATTAACCTCTCAACTGATGATGCAACAGAAGAAACAAGTGGAGCATGGCCTGTACGGTTAGACCGTAGGGTTCTTATAGATGGCTCTACAGTGTCCTCTGTGCCTTACACAGCAAGCAACCTTACCTATGTTACCACTACAGGTGAGATAATTGAATCTACAGACATACAGGCAGCTTTAACAGCAGGTAAGAAAGTATTTGCTGGTACACCTTACGAGTTCAAGTACGTATTCTCAGAACAAGTAGTTAGGGATGAGAATGAACCTATAACTATTGGTCGATTACAGATACGTAATATGAACGTGGTCTATAACCAAAGTGGTTTCTTTGAAGCTACGGTTAAGCCTAAGGGTGCTACTAATAATGCTGCACGTAACACGTACAACTCAGTATTCACTGGGCGTGTTGTAGGCAGTCTTACTAACATTCTTAACCAACCCGCAATCTCTGATGGAACATTCCGTATTAACGTAATGGCTCAGTCACAGGGTGTAGAAGTAGAGCTTACAAGTTCTTCACACTTACCTTGTGCTTTCCAAAGTGCAGAGTGGGAAGGTTTCTTCCACTTGAGGTCAAAACGAATATGATTGGTACTTTCAGACCTACTGTGTCTGAAGATATTGCGATACTCGCTGACAACCTAAGAACCGCAGATTTAAAAGAGCTAAGGGCTTCCCAACCATTACCACCGTTGGAAGCTCTTACGCTTTCTGTGGGGGTATCAGACGAAGCCAACACTATCATTACAGGTGATGGTAAGATTGCAGGTATCTTTGGAGTAGCTACAGTTAATGAAATGATAGGCGCTCCTTGGTTAATGGGGACTGACCTCATTCCAAGTATACAAAAGTCTTTTCTTAAAGGCTCTTATAAATGGGTAATCGATAAAAACGAACACTACCCGATATTAATGAATTATGTCCACAAAGATAACAAGTTAGCTATCCAGTGGTTACGTTTTTTAGGTTTCAACTTCACACAGCTCATTGAAGAATATGGTGTGGGTAAAGAACCTTTCTATGAATTTGTGAGGATTAAATAATGTGTGAACCCACTACTATTATGTATGTAACTCTAGCTCTTACAGCCGCTCAGGGTTATCAACAATACCAGACAGCAGATGCCCAAGCTGATTACTCAAATGATTTAGCAGATGCTCAAACAGAAGCAGCTCAAAAAGCATTTGAAGACCAAGCTAGAGCAACCAACGCCCGACAAGGGCAAGAACAAGATGCAATCGCAGACAAGCGTATGCAGAACTTAAAAGCCTATATGCAGAATATGGGTACAGCCCAAGCAGCCGCAGGTGAACGTGGTGTAACGGGTAGAGCTGTAGAATTAGACTTCATGCAGAGACAAGCAGACATGTTACATGCTGATACCAGCGTGAACAGAGCTTTAGATAACGTATCAACAGCGTATGCTTTTGAACGTCAAGGTTTAGAGTCTCAGTTGCAAGGTCGTATTATGCAAGCAGATTCAAGTAGACAAGCTGACCCATCCCCTTGGGCTGCTGCTATAGAGACAGGGGCTAAAATGGCTACGCAGTATGCCATGATGAAAACC